AACGGATGGTGTACGCCACTGGCACCTGGAAAGGGTTCAGTTCTGTCTTCCGTTTTTATACCGAGTAGATCTAAACCATTTGTGAATGTTTCTAACCATTCTCTACGAGACTCTTCATCATCGTCGAAATCTGAAGTTAGCTCCATACAGAGTGATCTAAGATCTGCTTCGTTTATAACGTCTGCTAAATTTTCGTTGAACTCTTCGATAGGATCAGGAACTATGTCTATGCTAGATTCTTCTTCTTCGCCTTCAATTACAATATTATCAGGGAGCATCTCACCCATCTCTTCTGGGATCTCAACCTCGGTAGGAGTACCATTCATCAATGAGTCCAACATTGTTTTTTCTATCGCCATTTATTTTTAAGTTTCTCCAATTTTGATCAGCACGTTTAAATCATACGTTATAATGTACTCAATAGTAAACTCGTTTCCTCCGATAGACAGGTTCTTCTTCGTAGTCAGTTCCTAGTTTCACAAAACCTCCTTGACGAAATCTCATAAGCGCTTGTGTTGTACTGTCAACTAAGTCATCGTGTTCTCCGTAAGGAAAGTCTGAAACTTCGTCCATCAATTGTTCTGCCCAGTTATTTTCTGGTACCCAAACGTAGCCACCGCTAAACAGTGGAGTACATGCGTTTACTCGAGCAATCTTGTCTTGCCCTCGGCTCGGTGTAAAATTCTGTACAGGTATTCCAAGAGCACGGAGTTCTTGTGTTAGGGGCATCCCCGACGCCTTACCTTCTATAATCACCGACTCAGGATCCCACTCTTTGTATTGTTCGAGAGCTTTCTCCTTTAATTCAGGGAAAGAAAGCCTTGCTCGAACTGAGTCCATTAATATGACATGTGCTTCATTGCCTGGATACTCCTCGTCTCCTATTTTTCCTTCGGGGTAAAACACCCCCCACGTAGTTATTGCTGAGTAATCTGCTCTTTCAGTTTTTAAAAAAGCCGTGTCGTAAGATTGAATAATATACTCCACCTTTGGCGGGTCATCTCGATCCCAGATTTTAAACCAATCTCTATTGATAATGGACGCGCCTTCCCCCGTGGGATTTTGCATATATTCAGCTGTCCATTTACTTGGAGAAATAGAAGCCTTAATTTTTTCTAATTCAGGTAGTGGCCAATATCCTGCCCAAAGAGGCTTACCGCTAGGCAGAATGGCGGGGAGTTCAATAATTTCCCACTGATCGGCTTCGTCGGATTCCATCATTTTCTTTACAACGCGACCAGTCAAATCTTTTTTAGACCAACGCGTCATAACCATTACTATAGCACCTCCTGGCTGGAGTCTCTGTCTTGGTCCAGTCATGTACCATTCGTAAGCATCATCAAGAGCGTTAGCACTCATGGCATCTTGCTCGGAATGTGGGTCATCAATAATAAATAAATCCGCACCACGACCAGCTAGAGCACCACCGACACCCGATGCAAAATACTCGCCGTTCATTTTTCCGTCTTTAGTTCTTGTCTCCCATCTTCCTGCTGCCTTACTCTCTGGGTTTAGCTCAACGTTCGGGAAAATCTGTCTATAGTCGTCTGTGTCGACAAGATCACGAATTTTACGACCAAAACGCACCGCTAGGTCTGCCGTGTGTGTTGCCTGGATAATTTTAAGTCCTGGATTTTTACCAACAAGGTACGCTGGGAACAGGTAGGAGGCAAACTCCGACTTGGTGTGACGTGGGGGCATATTTATAATCAGCCTTTTTAGTTCTCCAGAGGCAATTCGATCAAAGGCTTTTGCCATTATGCGGTGGTGCTCTCCCTCGATGAAGTCTGACCACATCGCTTTAACGAATGGAAGAAAGTTTGTCTGGATTGTTTCCTTTTCAGCGATCTCCGCCAATCGTTCCGATAGTTCGAGATGTTCAACCAACAACTCTTGGGGAATGTGCTCTAGTTCTTTGTCCTTCATCTAAAAATTATTGCAAAATTTTTGTGGACTATATTTTGGAGAGTGCGGACTGTGAACCAACGTAAAGTTTTTATAGAGAAGTCATACATGCAGGGGGGGTCATCATCACAGGAGGCATGATACTGGGAGTACATGGAGAAAAGAATCCTACCCATTGTCAATTAGCTCCCGAACTACTGTCCTTTGGCTCTTCGGGAACAGTATTCTCGAACTTAGCCTCGGAGTCTACAGACTCTTGTCCTTCGATAGTATATGTAGTCAATGGCAAAACCCCTCCTGACTCTTGGTGTAGTTCCTTGAGTCTCCTGATTATTTCTAGCTTGGTAAGGTCTGAGGTTTTGTTGACTGTTAGTTCTTTACGCTCGACGTATATCCCTGCTGCTTTGCCTCGGCTTATCTCGGCTGTGACTGCTGCCCCAAAGGCATTGTTCGAGAGTGCTTTGTCTCTTAACTGTTCGAGATTGTCAAGATGCCTGGATAATGTGAGCGTTGCCCTCGCTGCCCCTCTGTTCTGTAACTCTTGTATTCGTTGTTGGACAAGAGGCTCGTTATTGGCGAGGAATGCTCCTGCCCTCCCAGCATTCTTGTGTGAGTAGCCAGCAAGGACGGCAGCCTCCTTCAAGCTAGTTCCCGATGCAACCGCTTGAGCGAACTTCTCCTGTTTCGGTGTTAGTTTCTTTTCTTTGCGACTAGGCTCCATAAATGGTATGTCTCTCCAGACCTATATAAGGCTCACACTACCTCAATGTTCCATATTCTAACCCTAATACCTTGCTATGGTAAAGGTTTACCATACGTATCCCATATTAGCTCTTACATCTAATAGTCATCTAATAACCCTGTCTAATACGCTGCATTCTCTTCTACAAGAGTCATTCGACAACAACCTATTAGACTATTAGACAATATCCGACTTTTGATGAACACCATTCACTAAATCCACTCCTCATGAATAGCCAATAGCCAATACGAAAAATGGCTCCCGAAGGAGCCATTTAACTGGGAGGGAATTTAAGATTTAATACCTAGCATACTCCTCGTCAACTATTGGGTATGAATCTTTTTCGATGCTCATCATTTTTAAGACTCGGTTCATTTGCCTCACGTAAGCCTCTTGACAAAGTTTCATTTCAGTATCGGTCCATTTTTGAACTTCACCAGTTTCATATAAACCAGCATAAGGACTCCCGTCTAGATCCTCCTCGATTCTAGTGCCCACATTATCGAGTCTTTGAAAAAGAGCATCCTGAATCTGTAGTTTTGCTACTTGAGTCGGGGTTAGTTTTTTGCCTTCTTTTAATATTGTCATCGTATTTCTCCTTTCTTTTTATTTAATACCCAGTCAGTATATCTACTTCGGCAACAAAGTAAAGGACTTTAGTTAAAATAAAAATGGCTCCCGAAGGAGCCATTTAACTGGGGGAAGTTTAGTTAATTATTCAGCGTTTAGTTTAGCAATCCAAAGATCGTTAAAACGTGCCTTAATATTGCTGTCTACAATACTTTTAGCAACTTTTCTAGTTCTAGCTTGACCCACAATCTCTAGAGTAGCTTTTGGTCCGCTGAAGTTAGGTAGATAAACCATATATCTTTCATTCCTTTTTCTTAAGATGTAACCATTGTAACTTGTCATTTTAATCATCGTATTTCTCCTTTCTTGTTAATTAATACCCAGTCAGTATATCTGACTCTCCAACAAAGTAAAGGACTATTTTACTCTTTCTCTAAGTTCGCTTGTAGAGAGACTATGTCGCCTCTTGTTAAAGTAGCAACAGTCAAGAGTTATATCTCTCCCAGTGAATGGTTCGTGACGATACTCCTCACCTATTATGCGAACATCCCAGTCAAGAGCCAGCAGTATGTCGACAACATCTATTTCAGATTCGTACACAATAATTTCATCAACGTACCTACATGCTTTTAGCTGTATCTGTCTTTCGATGATACTTTGCACAGGCACATTTTTCTCTGCGCGATCGTCGTTCGGATTGTTTTGAAGGCAAACGATTAAATGATCACACACTGTTTTTGCTTCTTCTAGCATTAACGTGTGACCAGCGTGAAATAAATCAAACGCTCCAAAAGTTATGCCCTTTTTCATTTTACCCACCTTCCTTCAATCACGATGCCACCATTACTGTCTATCTCGTAACGATCCTCTTCTTTGTTATAATAAGTGCCGTCGTAAAATATTTCTTTGCCTCGGGTAGCCATTATATCACCACCTTCGTACAAATACACAGGGATCTTGTCGTAAGGATGGGACAGTTTGAAAACATGAGCAAGAGTGTAATGCCCTTCGTATTCTCCAAACTGTCTGTCTAATTCCCTGACTAACGCATCGCCTTCGGCAAGCGTACCTTTTCCAAGTTCCTGTAGTGGAATACCTCCGTCTCCTGCGACAAGAGTAAATGTCCAAGGAGACGGGAGTTTGTACACATTAGACATTATCCTAAGTACCCCACAACTTCGCCATCTTCAAAGAACTTGACTTTTTCTTTTATGTCATCGACAGTTAGCTCGGAGCCGACAGACTCTCCGCTATCGTCAAGACCCAATACTAAGCCTTTCCCAGCAAAACTGTGTGGTAGAGCAGATATTTTTACATTTACTTGAAAGAAATCATTATTCTCTTTCAGTAAACCTTCCTCATCAACAAAGAGAGTATGCTCAGGAGCTATTTCAAAACATTCGAAATAACCAAAACCACACAGTTTGTAAATCTGTTTGTAGTCCCCAGTAAAATCAACTTCGGTTACCGACTTAGCCGTCGGATCAATTAAGATGCCTCTCATGACGCATCCCCAGCCGTTATGTCGATGTATCCCCACTTATGGTAATAAGCAAAATCAGCTTCGCAAACGCCAAGCTCTTTTTTGAGGATTTTTACTGTACGACCTTTACCACCGATAGCTTCAATAACTTGTCGGATATTAGGTGAGCGTGGTACAGTATGACCGCCACGAAAAGCACCAGATTGCGTGATAATATGGTCTTCATAAATGCCATAGTCACGAGTCTTACGGCTCTTGGGGGTTTTACGTTTAACGTGCTCAGAAAGTAAAGCCAATGCCTCGACAGCGTTGGGGTTGCCATCTACGGCTTTTCTGAGCGTCTTAAACACAGTAGATAGGTTCTTATTGTATGGATTAGTTATCATTATATTTCTCCTTTCTTGTTCCATAGTTTAGTATAAGATCTTTCAAGCATCCACAGACGCTCTAGCTTTGGTTCCAAAGCATAGAACATCGCGATTCCGCCCGAAAGAAGTATTGATAAGATGCCGATTAATTCGACGCCTTTTCCGAGATCATTTTCCGCGATGAACATAGCAAAAACTACGCCAATAAGTATCATCGCACCACATTTAAAGATATTCATTATCTTCCCTCCTTTAAATCTTTTTTTAACATTTTTAATTTAGACTTATCTTCTTTTAAAAGAAATTCTGTTCTG